CAGAGCAGAAGTTGATTGACAAGTACGGAGAAGATTCCGTCATCAATGTTCAGACAGGAGAGATTACTACTAAGGAATGAAAGGGGTATTGCGTAAGATAGTTGTTGGGTCTGACTACAAGAACGGGATGGCGTTTATTGTAGGGCAGTCTGTTATCAATAACACTGCACGCATACACTCTATTTCTTTTGACCCAAAGCAAGATGAGTATCAGGTCAATATTTATTACAACAAGAAGCCTGATGAAATCTTTTGTTGGAAGGAATTTCCGAGGGTTATAGTTTCTAAGGAAAACGATTTGAACGCTATATGATGCAATCTCCAAATAACTTTATAGTTAGACCCGTAGAGGGGAAGAGATATAGCAACACAAAAAACATAGGAGGCATTGACTTTGTGGTAAGCACATCTGAAGAAGACCACAAGTTTTCAAACAGATTGGCTGAGGTCATAGAACTCCCTCTTCGGTACTCAGGGCCTGTAAGAAAAGGCGACCAACTTATTGTGCATCACAATGCCTTTAAGTTTTACAATGATATGTACGGCAGGAGAAAAAGCGGCAAGTCTTTTCTTAGGGAGGATTTGTTTCTTATTGACGACTTACAGTTTTATGCTTACAAGTCAGATGGTGTTTGGTCTGCTGTAGACAAGTATTGTTTTGTGTTGCCTGTTCCTGTAAAGGAATCTGTCGTAAAGAAGAATGTGACATACGAACCTTTAGTTGGCAAGATGGCAATGAGTAATGAAAGACTTAGGAGATTGGGTGTTGATGATGGCGACATTGTGGGCTTTACTCCTGAGAGCGAGTATGAGTTTACTGTTGATGATGAGGTTATGTACAGAGTTTTTGATAGTCAAATTTCATTGAAGCTGTCGTGAAGTATGGCGGCAATTGGTGGGACGATGACGCTGTTTATAAAGCAGCCATCGAAAGAATTAAATTGAAAAAGAATGGACTCAAAGCAAGTCAGGGAAAGAATAATCCAAGCGGGTCAGGAAGCAGTAGAGCAACTGATAAAGGTCGCTAAGGAAGAAATCATTACAGGAGACCCCGAGGATGAGTTGGCTGCTGACAGGTTAAAAAACGCAGCAGCAACAAAGAAGCTTGCGATTTTTGATGCGTTTGAAATTATGAGTAGAATAGAGTCTGAAAAAGAAAGCTTGAATGAAAGCTCAGATAAAAAAGAAATCTCTAAACAAGGATTCGCAGAGAGAAGGTCTAAGTGATTTGTATTCTGTTGAAGACAATTATGTTTCTAACATAGTTATCTCAAACAAGAACAGAGGCTCCTCTTGGAAGTATGGTTACGACCCAAAGCATGACATGGTCGTCATATCCAAGACAGGTCAGATAGGAGAGATTATAAACATATCAGGTCTTAAGATAGCCCTGCCTTTGGCTCCCAAAAAAGTTTGGGCAAGAAACAAAAAGAAAGAAGAGCAGTATTGGGAGAGGCATGACATACCCAAGCCGTTAGATAAGATTCAATCTATCTTTCAGTGGAATGAGATGGCTGACGCATTTAAGTCTAAGTGGGTCGATTACATTGAGGGAGAGTTTGACAACCGAGAGAATGGTTTTTGGTTCTTGAACAATGGCAAGCCAACATACATCACGGGCTCTCACTATATGTACCTTCAGTGGTCTTCAATTGATGTAGGGTATCCTGATTACCGAGAGGCGAACAGGATATTTTTTATTTTTTGGGAGGCGTGTAAAGCAGACCCCCGTTGTTTTGGGATGGCCTACCTGAAGATTAGACGTTCGGGATTTTCTTTTATGTCATCTTCAGAGTGTGTAAACATGGCAACTCTTGCAAAAAATGCACGGGTTGGTATCCTGTCGAAGACAGGTGCTGATGCCAAGAAGATGTTTACCGACAAGGTTGTCCCTATTAGCTCTAAGCTTCCATTCTTTTTTAAGCCTATTCAGGATGGCATGAACAAGCCAAAAACTGAGTTGGCTTACCGAGTTCCTGCCGCGAAGATTACCAAGAAGAATATGTCTGACTTCAGCCAAGAAGAGCTTGAAGGATTGGACACCACGATTGATTGGAAGAATACTGAAGACAACAGCTATGATGGAGAAAAGCTTATGCTGTTGGCGCATGATGAAAGCGGCAAGTGGCTTAAGCCAAACAATATACTGAACAATTGGAGGGTAACAAAGACCTGTTTGCGATTGGGGTCTAAGGTTATCGGTAAGTGCATGATGGGGTCTACGTCAAATGCTCTTGACAAAGGAGGCTCCAACTTCAAGAAGCTGTATGAAGATTCTCGTCTTGATACAAGAAATAAGAACGGTCAAACGAGAAGCGGGATGTATGCTTTGTTCATTCCTATGGAGTGGAACATGGAAGGATTTATCGACAGATATGGTGCGCCCGTGATGCGTTTAAGCACCATTAAGCCCGTCAGGGGCATTGATGATGCATATATCCATCAAGGGGCGGTTGACTATTGGGAAGCTGAAGTAGAGTCTTTGAAGAATGACCCCGACGCGCTAAATGAATTTTACAGGCAGTTTCCGAGGACAGAGTCTCACGCATTTAGAGATGAGAGTAAAGCTGCAATTTTTAACCTTACCAAGATATATCAGCAGATAGATTACAACGACTCGTTTATAGAACAGCAGGTACTGACAAGAGGCTCGTTCAGTTGGAAGGATGGTATAATTGATAGCGAGGTTGTTTGGAATCCCGACAAGCGCGGAAGGTTTTTAGTTTCTTGGATTCCGCCAAAGCATTTGCAAAACAGAGTAATAATAAGGAATGGACATAAGTATCCCGGTAACGAACACATGGGTGCATTCGGATGCGACTCATACGACATTTCAGGTGTCGTCGTCGGAAGAGGCTCAAACGGGTCTCTTCACGGACTCACCAAGTACCACATGGACGAAGGACCTGTCAATGAGTTTTTCCTCGAGTACATAGCGCGACCACAAACAGCGGAGATATTTTTTGAGGAGGTTCTTATGGCTTGCGCTTTTTATGGTATGCCCATATTGGTTGAGAACAACAAAGCCCGCTTGCTCTATCATTTGAAGAATAGAGGCTACAGGCATTTTTCAATGAACAGACCTGATAAGGTTTATGCCAAGCTTTCTAAGACAGAGAAAGAGTTGGGCGGCATACCAAACTCATCTGAAGATGTGAAGCAGGCACACGCTTCTGCTGTTGAGTCTTACATCGAGAAGTATGTGGGTTTTGATTCTACGGGTAAGTATAGAGACCCTGACGAGATGGGGGAGATGAGATTTATCCGTACATTGGAAGATTGGGCAAAGTTCGACATCAACAACAGGACGATGTTTGATGCGACTATAAGTTCGGGCTTGGCTATTATGGCGTGTCAAAAACATTTGTACACACCACAGAAAGAGAAGGCGAATAAAATAAGCATTAAATTTGCAACTTATAGTAATACGGGTTCCCAAAGTTCTATCAATAGATGAAGAAGGTCATAGTTGATGTAAGCTCTACATCTTTTCCAAGTCAGTTTGTTTCTGATGCGGAAAAAGAAACTGATGAGTTTGGCTTACAAGTAGGTCAAGCAATACAGTACGAATGGTTCCGTAAAGATAACGGGGGATGTAGGTTTTACAATCAGCGTGCGCATTTTCACAAACTAAGGCTTTATGCTCGGGGCGAGCAGAATATTGGTAAGTACAAAAACGAGCTTGCTATTGATGGAGACCTCTCTTACTTGAATCTTGATTGGACACCTATTCCTATTATTCCCAAGTTTGTTGACATTGTTGTCAATGGAATGTCAGACAGGCTTTTTAAAATAAAGGCGTACTCTCAAGATGCCATGTCTCAGGCAAAACGAAGCAAGTATCAGGACATGATTGAGGGGCAGATGGCTGCGAAGCCTGTCCTTCAGAGAGTTCAAGAGCTTACAGGTGTCAATCCTTTTGTTACTGAGCCTGATGACTTACCTGAAACAGATGAGGAGTTGTCTCTATTTATGCAGCTCAACTATAAGCCTGCTATTGAGATTGCTGAAGAAGAGGCTATCAGTACCATCTTAGAAGAGAATGACCATTATCATTTGAGGAAGAGGGTAGATTACGACATTACAGTGTTGGGCCTATCTATTGTAAAGCATCAGTTTTTAATAAACTCAGGCGTTGAGATTAGTTATGTAGACCCTGCGGATGTGGTGTATAGCTACACCGATGACCCATACTTTAAAGATTGTTTTTATTGGGGCGAGGTCAAGACAGTTCCCATGACTGAGCTTATTAAGATTGACCCGACCCTTACTCCTGAAAATCTTGAGGAGATATCTAAGTACAGTCAGTCGTGGTATGATTACTACAATGTATCTCAATACTACGAGGATGATATGTTTTTCAGAGATACTTGCACCCTCTTGTACTTTAACTATAAAACCACCAAGAATGTGGTTTACAAGAAAAAGATTACAGACAGCGGGAATGTAAAGATGATTGAGAAGGACGACCAATTTAATCCTCCGCAAGAAATGATGGAGGAAGGTCGTTTTGAAAAGGTAGAGAAAAAGATTGAGGTTTGGTACGATGGCGTTATGGTCATGGGTACAAACATCATGTTGAAGTGGGAGATGATGAAGAACATGGTTCGTCCTGACTCAGCTTCTCAGCACGCTTTGCCCAACTATGTTGCCTGCGCTCCTCGTATGTACAAGGGTAGCATTGAAAGTCTTGTTCGCAGGATGATTCCGTTTGCTGATTTGATTCAGCTTACGCACCTGAAGCTACAGCAGGTCATATCTCGAACCGTACCCGATGGTGTTTTTATTGATGCTGATGGACTAAATGAAGTTGACCTTGGTGATGGAGGCGCGTACAATCCTGAAGATGCTTTGAGGTTGTACTTCCAAACAGGTAGTGTGATTGGTCGAAGCTATACTCAGGATGGGGAATACAATCAGGCGCGAGTACCAATACAAGAGCTGAGCAAAAACTCAGGAGCTTCAAAAACTCAGATGTTGATTGCTAACTACAATCACTACCTGAATATGATACGGACAGTCACAGGTCTTAATGAAGCGCGTGATGGCTCAGACCCCGACCCGAGGTCGTTGGTTGGATTGCAAAAGCTTGCTGCTCTTAACTCAAATGTAGCGACAAGACATATTCTCGATGGCACGCTGTATATGTTCAAGAGAGTTTCTGAAGCTCTTACATACAGAATTGCAGACTTGCTAGAATATTCAGACTTTAAAGAACAGTTTACTAATCAAGTTGGAAAGTACAATGTTTCGATTCTTAATGAGATTAAAGACCTCTATATCTACGATTTTGGAATCTTCTTGGAAGTGGCTCCGGACGAAGAGCAGAAAGCTCAGCTCGAAGCCAATATTCAAATGGCTCTATCGAAAGGTGACATCAATCTTGAAGATGCTATCGACATTCGAGAGTTGAAGAATACCAAGCTTGCAAATCAACTGCTGAAGGTTAAGCGAATTAAGAAGCAGGAGCAGGAGGAAAAGATGCTTATGCAGAAGCAAGCTATGCAGTCTCAGCAACAGATACAATCTCAGCAAATGGCAGCACAGACAGCTATGCAGAAGATTGAGGCAGAGACCATGTCTAAGATGAAAGTCAAGCAGGCTGAGATTGCTTTTGAAATTGAGAAGATGAATAATGAAGCTCAGCTTAAGAGAGCTTTGATGGCTGAAGAGTTTAACTACAATGTTCGCTTGGCTGATATGCAGGGCAAGGCTCTTAGTGATAGAGAGCAAGCGAGAGAGGACGCTAAGGCTGATAGGATTAGTCAGCAGAACAGCGAGCAGTCTAAACTTATTGAGCAAAGAAAGAGCAATCTACCTCCAATCAACTTTGAATCTAATGAGGATAGTTTAGATGGCTTTGACCTTGCAGAGTTTTCGCCAAGATAAACTACCTTTGTACTTAAATCTAATCAAATGAAAATCACATCAGTAAAAGAAGTGGATGGAGCAGGTAATAAATCTGCTGCTGAACTTGAGGAAAAGGCTATTGAAAAAGCACAGGCTGAGCATGAAGCCGAAACTAGTGAAGAGCCCCCTCAAGAAGTAGAAGAAACTCCAAGCCCAACCATTGAGCTTACTGATGAAAGCGTTCTTGAATATTTAGGGAAAAGGTATGACAGAGAGATAAGTTCATTTGATGAGCTTGTGCAGACTCGTCAGGAAAATGAAGAGCTTCCTGAAGATGTCTCTGCTTTTCTGAAATACAAGAAAGAGACAGGCAGAGGGATTCAAGACTTTTTGAAAGTTCAAAGAGATATTGACTCCGTAGAGCCTGACACTATATTGCGAGATTACCTTTTGGCTACCGAAGAAGGAATTGATGCTTCTGATATTGATTATCTGATGTCAGATTATTCGTATGACGAAGACCTCGATGACGACGACGATATTCAAAAGGCTAAGCTTGCTAAAAAGAAAGCTGTTGCTAAGGCTAGGAAATACTTTGCCGAACAACAGGAGAAATACAAAGCTCCCCTCGAGTCGAAGGGGGTGGAGGTTGACCCTGCGGACAAAGAGCAGTACGAAGCGTATAAGCAATATGTTGAGCAGTCAAAGACGATTGAAGAAGAAAATGCTCGCAAGCAAGATTGGTTTTTACAAAAGACCAATGAGCTGTTTGGGCCTGAGTTCAAAGGTTTTGAATTTAAGGTAGGCGCAGACAAGAGCTTGACTTTTTCTCCCGGCTCTGCTGAAGAAATTAAGAAGTCGCAGCTAGACCCATCTACATTTATTGCAAAGTATTTGGATGACAAGGGAATGGTTTCGGATTCTAAAGGATATCACAGAGCGTTGGCTGTAGCTATGAACCCCGAGAAGTTTGCTCAGTTTTTTTATGAGCAGGGACAGTCGGATGCTGCTGATGGGACTATGCGTAAGATGAAAAACATTGAGATGTCTGAACGCAAGGCTCCTGAAGTTAGCACAGGAAAGGGGGGAATGAAAATCAGGGCCGTAAACCCTGAGTCTTCGCGAGGACTTAAAATTCGCAAGCCAAGAAATAGTTAGAAACTTTAAACTTTTGAAAAAATGAGTGTACTATCCACTCCCGGTTTTGATTTGCAGCCATCGGCTGTACAACAGGCTTTGTCAACAAACTACTTGACAAGTTTTGATTTTACTTCTCAGTATCTCCCTGATACTTATGAGAAAGAATTTGAGCGTTATGGAAATCGCTCTGTATCTTCTTTCCTGCGTATGGTGGGTGCTGAGCTTCCTTCTATGTCCGACCAAATCAAATGGTCTGAGCAAGGTCGCTTGCACATTAAGTATACTGATGTTACTACTGCCACATTAACTACTGATAATGTTGCTGCTGTTCAGTTTACTGTCAATGATTCAGATGTTACTTCAGTAGGAGTTCGCGTAGGTCAGACTGTGATGATGACTCCAAATGTTGCAGCAACAGGTGTTAATGGGGACAAGGGAATTGTTACTGCTGTTGGAACAAGCACGTTTGATGTAAAGTGGTACGGAACAAGTAAGTGGTCCAATACAGGA